AAAGTAGACAACAACACTGAGTATAAGAAGAGCAGCCCTCCCCCACGGGTCGAGCTGCGTTAATTAATTATTTACTTCATTGTTATTGATCAGAATGGAGGATATTCATCATCCTCAGTCCAGTCTATAGGCATCTCATACGGATCCTCATAGTCCTCTGCAAAATCTGCAGTTTTCAGCAGGTGCCAGTAGTAATCTCTCTCCTCCTGATCCTCTGCCTGACTCAAGCTGTACAGGATGCAGTCTCTGGTGGTGTCGTTATCGTTTATCATGATTAGTCCTCCTCAAGTGCTAAGCTCCACAAGCGATCAATGCCCTCATGATCATCCACAAGAACCATGATCTGACCGTGAGATCCGAGGCACCATTTCTGGATCTGCAGATCTGCAAATCTATCAAACATTTTGAGATCATCATCCTCTGGATCGTCAAAGCGTGGGCGGATGTCTGCGAGATTGTCATAGTGAGTTGTTAAAATGTTAATTGATAAAACGCTGTGGCTATAGCCTGCTACAAATTCTCTGATTGTCATTTTCATATCCTCCATAAATCAAGCTCGGATCCCTCCGGCACCATTATAATACCATACTTTGTTAGAAATTGCAACCATTTTCTTATACAATTTTATAAGAATTTTGTTGACTCCTGCACCCTCCGCTATTATAATACTCTCAGGAGGTGATAACAATGTCAGTTATCAAGGCGATTCTCATCGAGGATCCCAGCATCAGCAAGACCATGACCATGTTCCCGGACAAATCCTGCACCTATTGGGATGTTTCCATCCGGGAGAAAACCGGAGTGTATTGGTATTATCAGATGCACTTCACCAGTATTGTAGATCTACTCTACAGAGCAGGTCAGAAAGGCCAGAAAGTAAAGATCAGATATCAAGGGGAGGCGAAAGATGTTGAGTTATAACTGTAACTGCTGGAGGCTTGAGCAGGAGGTCAAGGGATCCGTCAACTGGATGGGTCTGAGCAAAACAAAAAAGTGGTACAAGGTCACCACGAAAAACCATCTGGCGGATGACTTTTTCTCCGGCCTCTATTATAATGAGTATGGCACTGCTGCAGAGATGCTGGAGTACATCACAGAGTATTATGAGTCTCTCGGCTATCAGGTGGAGAACTGGAAGAAGTCCAAACGTTGCGGATATTTGATCTCTGACTGTTATGGAGTTGTTCCCTATTCCGGTCAATGGGGATCCGGCTGGATCGTGATCACTCCCCTGACTGCCAGCACTGTCTGCTGGAACTACATTATTATAAAAGGAGGCCAGAGGCATGGCTAAAACATCACTACCCACAATAACAAATCTTCAGACTCTCCGGAGGAGGGTGGCAACAGAATCCGGTTTGAAAGAGATCCGTGGTGATTACTCCCGGCTCAGATCCGCCATGCAGAAAAGAGTAAAACGTGCGCAGGCATCCGGGTATCTGGAGCATGGTGTTGACATTCCATCATTGAAAGATATAGGAGGCGATGCCTCTGCACTGGCTGCGGAGTATAGCAGACTGTCAAAGCTCCTGCAAAGCTCCTATGGCTCAGTCAAGGGGATCAAGGAAGCAGCTCAGAAACGTGTAGAAACATTCCAGAGCCTTGGGTATAATTTCGTAACAGAGGAGAATGAGCTACAGTTCGGCAGATTTATGGGTTATATGGTTAATAAATACTCTGAGGAGACTCCGGACGGGAAAAAGTTGCTGCTGGACTCTGATATTATTGTAGAGGGATTTGATTATGTCGCAGAGCGGACAAAATCACAGAATCATGCGACAATCTCCCGTCTCTTTAATGATTATCTCAGACAGGAGGGGCTGCTGTGAACTACCTCCCATTACCTCTGGAGAACTATTGCATGGAGCCGGACTTTGATGCCGGGATCCTCCATACATTCCCGGTTATCACTCGCAGAAAAACCAAATATGGCAAAAAGCCGGACATTCTTGACTGTGTATGTGCTTTTGATATTGAGGCTACCAATATAGACAGCATAGAGCAGGCAGTTATGTATATCTGGCAATTCCAGATAGAGCAGGAGGTAACTGTTTTCGGCAGAACATGGGAGGAATTTCAGGATCTGATTCTGAAGTTGATCAAGGCTCTTCCGGAGGGGTGCAATCTGGTTGTCTATGTGCATAACTTGAGTTATGAATTTTGCTATCTAAAGGGGATTTATGATTTTCGCCCGGAGGAAGTATTTGCAGTCCAGAGGAGAAAAGTTCTTCGCTGTGATATGTTTGACCGGATTGAGTTCCGCTGCAGCTACAAGTTGTCTAATATGAGCTTGAAAGATTTCACTCGGAGATACAAGGTCAAGCACCAGAAGCTGGGAGATTATGATTATAATATTCCTTTGTATCCGTGGTCAGATCTGACTATAGAGCAGCTCCGTTATTGTCAGAATGATGTCCTCGGCCTGACAGAGGCAGTCCGGACTCTCCTGATCTATGAGCAGGACAATCTGGTAACAGTCCCCCTTACCTCCACAGGATTTGTCCGGAGGGAGTGCAAACAGATCATAAAGGATAATCTCGGTTATAACTATGCAAAGCGTTTTTTCCGTCTCCTCGCCTCTGGTCATATATGAAAAGATGTTTCAGAGGCGGAGACACCTGTGCGAACAGATGGTATATAGATGAAACTCTCACGGATGTCTCAAGCTATGACAGATCCTCCTCCTATCCGGATGTTTTGATTAACTGTATGTTTCCCGTGACTCCGTTTGTGGAATGTACGCAGGAGATAGATGTTGACTATCTGGAAAAGCTCATATTCAAACGCAATCGAGCAATAATTTTTGAAGTACAGCTCACAAATGTCCGGCTGAAAAATAAATACTGGGGAGATCCCTATCTCACCAAGGACAAAAGCCGGAATATTTCTCCGGATGCTGAGATCATGAATGGCAGAGTTATAAGCTGCTCCCATCTGGAGACAGTGATCACGGATGTGGACTATAGGATCATCCGGGAGACATATGATTATGACATGAGGATCCTCGCATGGTTCAAGGCATCAAAAGGAATGCTACCACAGTGTTTCAGAGATTACATCATCAAGCTTTATCGGCAGAAAACAGAGCTGAAAGGATTAAAAGGCAGCACTCCGGAGGAGACAGAGTATAATGAAAGGATGTATGGAAAAGCAAAAGCACTCCTGAATGCGGTCTATGGAATGACGGCCACCTCTCCGATTAAAGAGATGATTGAGTATCTAAAAGAGGATCGTGATTTTCACTATGAGGAGAAATCTGAGGAGGAGCTTTTTGAGGAATGCGAAAAGAGATATTGGCTCCCCTATGAATGGGGGATCTATTGCACTGCATGGGCGAGATTCAGACTATATGAGGGGATCTCTCTTGTCTCTAAAAATCAAAGATATCTGGACTCCAGATTTTCAGATTTTATATACTGTGATACAGACTCTGTTAAATATCTTGGATCTGCTGACTGGTCAGAGTATAACAAGCTCCGGATGGAGGATAGCAGACGGAATGGAGCATACGCAACGGATCCGAAAGGAATCACTCATTATTGCGGTGTCTATGAGGAGGAGCATAAGATGGACAAGTTCCGAACCTGTGGCTCGAAAAAGTATGCATTCCTGATCGGAGATAAACTATCTGTGACTATCGCAGGTGTAGACAAAAAGCTGGGAGGAAAGGAGCTTGCAGCTCATGGTGGTATAGATGCCTTAAAAGATGGTTTTGTTTTCCGGGATGCCGGGGGATTATGTGCAAAGTATAATGATTTCCCGGAAACGGAGAAAATAGTGGTAGATGGTCATGAATTGTCTATTATTTCAAATTGTTACCTGTGTGCATCAGAGTACACCCTCGGCACATTGGAGATATACAAGAGGATCCTTTATATGGCAAAGATTGATCTTGACAGAATAGGGAGAATTATGTATAATGAGCTTGCCTCCGGTGAATTGGAGGACTAAATATTTTATTTCATGTAGGAGGATAAACACATGAAAATCCTGAGAACTGACATTGAGAACCTCGCAGAAAACAAGAAAATGCTGTACAAGCTCACGCAGGCCAGCAGCAAATCCGTGTCCAAACTGAAAGATGAGGAGCTGGATGTCTCTCATCCTGTTGATGCTTATCTCCAGTATGAGGATGTCAACAGCAAAGGCAATCCGGTGACTCTCCTGACCATCGTCTCCGGCAGTGATGTATTCACGGCTCAGAGCCAGACTCTGCAGGAGTCCTTTTTCAAGATCGTTGATCTGATGGATGGGGATCCGTTCTCCGTGATCTTCACACAGGGGATCTCCAAGAATGGCAGGCCGTTCGTTGACTGCGAAATGGACTGTAATTGATCTCGCTTCTGTTCCCTTCTTTACTCTTCTTTCTCTCCTCTCGGAGGGGATCCCCGGACTCGCCACCCGGGGATTTTATTTTATTCACAGGAGGAATATATGAGCTATTATCTTGATTCCGGGTATGTCGATATGGATAGACTCATCCGGATGAATTATCCTTTTATCTTTCTGCTGGGAGGCCGGGGAACCGGGAAAACATACGGAGCCTGCAAATACCTGCTGGAGCATCCGGAGCAGAAATTCATGTACCTGCGGAGGATCCAGCAGGAGGCCGATGCTATAGGGAACCCGGAGTTCTCACCATTTCAGCCAGTGATCAATGACCACCCGGAGCTGCAGCCTATCACGCTGGCGAATATCCCCGGAGTGAAGAATATCAAGGGGATCTACTACGGCACTCTGAATGATGCCGGAGTCCTGACACCAGAGGGAGACACCATTGGTTATGTGGGAGCCTTGAATACTATCAGCTCCATTAGAGGATTTTCCGGGGAGCAGATCAAGTTGGTATTATATGATGAATTCATCCCGGAGAAAAATGCCCGGAAGATCAAAGCGGAGGGAGATGCTTTCCTAAACTGCTATGAGACAATAAACAGAAATAGAGAGCTGAAAGGGCAGCCTCCCCTGAAGATCATCAGCATGACAAATGCAAATAAACTGGCCTCTCCTATCTTTGTAGCTCTGGGGATCATGGAGCAGGTGGACAACATGACACGCAAGGGAAAAGAGTGCTGCTTTCTGGAGGATAGGGGTATAGCTCTGATCAAGCTCCGCAACTCCCCCATTTCTGAGAAAAAGGCTAACACAGCATTATACAAGGCTGCAGCCTCTGAGGACTTCCGGAGGATGGCACTGGAAAACGATTTTGACACCAGCACATATTTGTATGTTCACCCGGAGCCTCTGGAGGAGTACAGGATAATTGCTCAGTATGAGGACATATACATCTATCGCCACAAATCTAAGTCCTATTATTATGTATGCAGGCATTGCTCCGGGCATCCGAAAAGAGTCTATCATGATGAGCAATTCTCCCGGAAAAGCATGAGGAGAGATATGTTCCTGCTGTTTGATTCATGGCTCAAGGGGAACATCAGTTTTCAGGACTTTTACTGTAAACAGGTATTGACAGATTCCATTTGTTAGATTATAGTTGATTATAGAGGGGAATGTAGCTCATAGGCAGCCGGACGGAATCCGGGAGCGTGGATCTTGCCGATCCGTAACACATTTCCCTCTATTATAATCAGGAATGAGGTGATCATCTTTGAAAGTGCTTTTAATCAGTAAAACAACTTTTCAGACAGGTGTTTTTTCGGATGTGACAAATATTGCCTATGATGCCACCACAAAGAACTACACCATAACACACAGCAATAATCAAACCTCTGTGTTTGGTGCAAATCTCTATTATATCTCGATACTATGGGGATGATCGCTACTGAGCCTGTTATCCGGTCAGGCGTTATCATTTTAATATTCATCGGTTTTGATATTCTTTTTGGTTTGCTGCAGGCTCTGACCAATAAAGTTTTTGAGTCCAGGCTGATGAGAACCGGATTATTTCACAAGCTGGGGGAAATCCTCGCTTATATTTTCGGAGTTGCCTGCAATATCACTCTTCCCATGATCAACATCTCGCTGCCTTTTCAGCTCTCATCCGCTATCACTATTTATATAGTTGTGATGGAGATCGGTAGCATTGTGGAAAACCTCTCCAAGCTCTCGCCGGCGATGGGTAAATATCTGGGAGTTATTTTCAAGAATCTGAAGCCTCCGGACGATCTGCCGGAAGTAATTGCAGAGGAGGCGGAGGATGATGCCGGATCTCCCGGAGCTGGAGATAAATGATGAGGGAATGTATGTTGAAGTCCTGCAGGTATTGCTCCGGTGGCATGGTTATAGAATAAAACCCTCAGCTAATTTTGATTATTCCACCTATGAGGCTCTGTATGATTTCAGACAGCAGCATTATCTATCCGGATCGACTGTAACGGATCCGGAAACATGGAAATTACTATTTACAGAATAACAGGAGGAAAATATTATGAAGTTATCCGAAGTAATCTCGTTGATCGGCGCCGGCTATACCAAAGCAGATATTGAGGCAATGGAGGCACAGGATCAGGTTGATAGTCCAGTCCCGGCAGCTCCTGAAGCTCCGCCTGCACCTGCTGCAGCTCCTCAAGCTGTAGAGGTCCCGGCAGCAGCTCCTGCCTCAGATCCGGAACTGCTGGAGGCAATCAAAGCTCTGACTGCTGCAGTGCAGCACAACAATGTAGTTACATCCACCCAGCCGGGAGGAGTTGCTCCTCCTGATGCTCTCGCAGAAGCGGACAAGGTTCTCACCAAGTTCTGCAACACTTAATATTAAAGGAGTAGAAAATTATGCCGAATGCAATGGTAATCGAACAGGCTGCCACTCTGCTGAATGCTGTAGTTGCACAGCAGACCGGGCAGGCATCCCTTGCGAATATCGCAAACAATGATGATTTTATCTCAGTCGCTCAGACTGCCCTTCTGACCGGAAAAGACCCGGTTATTAATGCAATCTCTCAGGTGTGGAAGCGCACAGTGTTTGCAGTCAGAGACTATAACCAGCCTCTCGCATCCCTTGCCATTCCCATGGATCGCTATGGGAACGCACTCCGGAAGCTCACTCCGGAAGCTATGGAGATGAAAGATGATGAGGCATTCCTTTTCCCGGCTGCATACGATGCCAGCCAGACGGATCCCTACGGAACCGGGCAGTCTGTGGATATGTATAAGATCAACAAGCAGAAGGTGCTGCAGACCAACTTCTACGGCAGCTCCGTGTATGAGCAGCTTTATACGATCTTTGAACGTCAGTTTGATGTCGCAATGTCCTCGGCTGAGGAGTTCGTGAGATTCAATAATATGATGATCACGGAAAGACGCAATGACCGGGAGCGTTATGAGGAGGGCAAAGCCAGACTCCTCCAGCTCAATCTGATCGCCTCCATTCTTGATGAAAACAATTCAAACAGAGTGGTACATCTTCTGACGGAATACAATCAGCTTACAGGTCAGAGCTTGACCAGTCAGACCGTGATGACTGCAGCCAACTTTGAAGCGTTCATACGCTGGATGTACAGCAGGATCCGCTCTCTGGTGGGACTCATGCGTTCCAGCAGCAACAAGTTCCAGACTGTACTGACCGGACACAATGTCCTGCGCCACACGGATCCGGAGAACTGCAGAGTGGCTCTTTATCGTCCGTTCATGGAGATGATCCGCTCCATGGTTCTCTCCGGTCTGTATAATGCGGATATGATGCAGCTCCCCACCTATGAGGCAATCGACTTCTGGCAGTCTATTAATACTCCTCAGAGTATCAATACGACTCCAGTCTATACGGATGCTGCCGGAGCTACAAAAACCGCTGCCGCTGCCGTGACAAATGATACTGTTATCGGCCTGATCCACGATGTGGATGCAATCGGTTATGCTATGCTGGATGATCGTGTAAACGTGAGTCCTTATAACATACTCGGTGACTACTGGAATGAGGCATACAAGGCCAGATTCATGGCAATTCAGGACATGACTGAAAAGGCTATTGTCCTCTGCCTCGACTGATATCGTTATCCTCCTGTGGGGAGAGGGGTTTTCAGGACTTTCCCCTCTCCTCTTTTAATTGTAATGAGGTGCTGGAATGAACATCTACATTTGTGAATTTAATAAACGGCTCAACAGTACAAAGGTTCCTGATGCTCTGGTGCTGGGGAACCCGTATAACTGCAAATTAAAATCCCCATGCACAGTGCTGCAGCCTACCATCATACTGGAACTTAATCTGGTGCAGCAGGCTGCACTCCAGACGAAAAACTATGCGTATATCCCACAGTGGAACCGCTATTATTACATCACAAACTGGAACTTTAACGGAGTTCTGGTGGAGGCAAGCATGAAATGCGATGTTCTGGCCTCCTTTAAATCAGACATAACTGCAAGCACCCAGTACATCCTCCGGGCATATTCCAATTATGACGGTTACATAAAAGATACAAAATACCCGATTAAAACCGGATCCCCCACCATTGTCTGTAACAATGCTCAGGGCATAGGACTGTTTCGTCCCAATCCGCTGCAGCCTCCCACTATAGCCGGGGAGCAGCTTACAGGGTGCTTTGTGATCGGAGTGATCTCCAGTGATGCCTCTATAACCGGATGCGTGTCCTACTATGTACTGTCTGATGCTCAGCTTGCCGAGTATATGGGGAAGCTTTTCACACTCTCCACTCAGTGGGGGTCTACCGGGCAGGATCTGGCGGACGGACTCAAGAAAGCTATCACGGATCCGATGCAGTATGTTGTCTCCTGCATCTGGCTCCCGTATATCGTGCCGGATTTCACCTCCCGTGGACTGGTTACTCAGGTTTCCAATATACCAACAGGATATGACAACATTCCTGTTACGCAATACGCATATCGATTCACAGCCGGGATCAATGTACAGTTTACCAATGTCATTGGCTGCTCAGTTCCTGCTCATCCCTTAGCTGCCTCCAGAGGGCAGTACATGAACAGGGAACCCTTTACACGCTATTACCTATCATTTTATCCCTTCTGCTCTCTGATCGAGCTGGACGGGATGCGGATGGGCAGCTCACTCTATCTGGTATATACCATAGATCTGAGGACTGGCAAAGGGATCCTCAATATCTGCTCCCGGGTATATGGTACGGACTATACAAACTGGCAGCCGGAGGTGATCCTCCGGAGTCTCGAGGCTCAGGTGGGAGTCCAGATCCCTCTGGCAGCTATCCGGACAGAGATGCCATCCTCTATATCGGAATATATCACAAACGTGGCAGCCACAGCATCTCAAGCGGAATTTGGTGGATTTAAACAGGCAGCGGAGAAAACCGTCAACAGTGCCGCAAACTGGATCATGGGAGGCATTGCAAAGCTGTTTGGATCCGAAGATCTCCAGCAGGCAGTGCAGCAGTCAGAGGAAACGCATAATACATGGAGCAGTGAGGATCTGTCTCATGTTGCATCCTCTGCCCTTGCAATGAAAAGTACAGCGGAGTCTGTCGGATCTATGGGAACCCTCTCCATGTATAGCCGGATGCCTCTGGCATTCTGGGCGGAGTGCTACACTCCAGTGAATGACTCTTTGGTGGATTACGGCAGACCATTATGCACCAGAGCAGCACTCTCCAGCTACTCCGGTTTTATCATGTGTGATCATCCGCATATTGCCGGGACTGGAGCCTTTTCCTCTGAGAACTCGGAAATTGAGTCATTCCTGACTACAGGACTGTTTATAGAATAATGGCATGGCATTATTTAGATACTGCAAGCCAGTCCGCTTTTGGTTCCCCGCTGGCACAAAACAGTAATCAGAACCAGATTGACAATGCTACAGAGATCTGGGCATATTTCCGCAATAAAGGATATTCAGAACAGGCAACCGCTGCAATACTTGGGAATGCCCAGCATGAGAGTTACCTGAATCCTGCTCAGTGGCAAGTATCTGTAGGATCGACTACCGGAGCTTATGGACTCTGGCAGTGGGATCCTACCACCAGATACACACAGCTCTATTGCGGGCATTTCGGATATGATAGAACTAATGGGTATTACCAGTGCGAGTGGGTAGATACACAAACCATAGGAGGACTGGACGGGAACCAGTGGGATGGAAAAGTTGCACCTACAAGCTGGAATGATTTCAAAGTATCTATGGCAGCTCCTGCTGATCTTGCATATGCATTTTGCCGAAATTGGGAACGCGGAGACTGGAAAGAGAGAAGGGCAACAAATGCAAGTTACTGGTATGAGTATTTCACAGGAACCACTCCAGATCCGCCTACTCCTGATCCCGGGGATGCCTCCTATGCTGCATGGTTCGGAGTTTTCCATACACTATCTAAACGCAAAAAGCAAAATCTCATCATTGTGAAAAAAGGAGGATTTCATTATATATGAATATGCCGATTCCTTTTAATATCGAAAATCTTATAAAATCGTCCGTCTCTCCCTCCGGAGTGAGATATGGGAATAATGCAGCTTTCAGTTTCTACTGTCGCTATCTCTGGCAGAAGCTGGTGAACATATTCACCTATGATCTCCCAGATGACTGGTCAGTGGATATGGTTCAGGCTGCTCTGTTTGGCAATGGCTGCTGCGCTGTGTTTCCTACTGCTCAGTATGGTGTTCTTGCATCATGGGCGACTCCGGGAGGCTACAATGTCAACTATGAGCCTAAATTCTGCGTGATTGCAAATCCCCTCCTCCCCACCCTGACAGGCAAGCGGATGACCATAGGAGTGGACTGTGCAGCCATTCATATTACTCCGGACTGGACTGGTGTAACGGATCTGATTGCCACCTATGCCGTCAAGCTGGCACTGGCGATGCAGGCCATCGATGTGAACCTGATCAACAGCAAAATTGCTTATGTGTTCGGAGCAAAAAATGATGCACAGCAGGCATCCTTTAAGGCCATGATGGACAGGATCAACACAGGGGAGCCTGCAGTGGTTGTAGATAAATCCCTGTTTAATGACGATGGAACCACAATCTGGGGACTTTTCCAGCAGAACCTGAAGCAGACATATCTTGTCTCAGATTTGCTCTCAGATCTCAAAAAGATTGAGGATGAATTTGACAGCAAAGTGGGAATACCCAATGCAAACACAGATAAGCGTGAGAGACTCATCACGGATGAGGTGAACGCAAACAACGCAGAGACTTCCATCATAGCTGCCGGATGGCTGGATCATATTCATACTGGCCTTGATCAGGTGAAAGCTATGTATGGACTTGATATCAAAATAGACTGGAGGTATAAGCAGAATGATGCCCTCTATAATGCAGACACCAAACAGGGCAATGCTCTCGATAATCGGACTGTATAACTGGGATGATAAAATCTTTGATCTCCTGCACCTCCCGGATGGAGTGGATCCGGAGCAGGTGAAGCTCAACATCCTGTTTGAATGTGGTTCCCTCTCTATGCTCTATCCTGACTGGGATTTTGTATACCGTGCTATTGATTACTGGTCAAAGAAGGAGCTGCCAACATGGGAGAGAGTCTACCAGCTCACGCAGTTAGAGTATAATCCCATAGAGAACTACGATCGATTTGAGGACGAGATGGAGGCCGAAAACACTGCTGAAAATCGCCTCAGATCAACGCAGGAGAGCAGAACAAACAGCAGCACATCAGAGGCCAGCCGGATGTCTGAAGATCACGCCGGCACGAAACAGGCCAGCCTTGATCAAAATAACAGTGTGAATCAGGTCGCAGGTTTTAATACCAATGATCTCGCCACGCAGTCAGGAACGGCAGGAAATACACAAAGCTCCAGCAGCTCAGAGGGTGATTCACTCCACAACGATAGCGAAAAACACACTGACTCCGGGAATGATTCCACCACTGGAAATGAGTCAAATCAGGCAGATCTGAACCGGAACCGGACAAGATCCAGCAGGATCCACGGGAATATAGGGGTCAGCACTCCGGCAGATATGATGGAAAAAGAGCTGAGCATTTACCCGGAGATTAATATCGTGGATTATATCGTGAACTCTTTTAAACGCAGGTTCTGCGTTCTGGTATATTGAGGAGGCGCTTATGTATCAATATCCTTATGGAGATTCCCAGCAGCTCAATCTGGACTGGCTTTTGAATGCGTGGAGGACTTTCCAGAGTCAGATCTGTGATATGATAGCTCCAACATACAGCAATTCCGCCGTATACGCTGCTGGTGCTGTTGTGATCTATAATATGCAGCTCTGGAGATGCACGGAGGCAATCCAGACTGCTGAGGAATTTAATGTGCAGCACTGGGAAAAGATCAAGGTGACTGATCTGGTTTGAGAAAGGAGGTGTTTGATTAATGTCTTATCTTTATCCATACGGAGATACACAACAGCTTAATCTGGCGTGGTTCCTCGCAAAGTTCAAAGAGCTGTATGAGTATGTTATGCAGCTTGATCCATCCGGGGAGACTGCAATGGATGCTATTCTATCCCGGTTTACAGAACAGTATGATAGCACAAAAACCTATATCCCCGGAGATTATTGTATTCAGGAAGGTTATATCTACAAAGCAAATACCACCACAGGAGGCACGTTTAATCCTAACGCATGGGATGCTGCACTCCCAGTGAATGATGTTCAGGGACTCCGGATCCTGCTGGGCGGACTGTCTACAGATTTGACGGAACTGGAGCAGAATGCAGTTACAAATACTCAGTATACTCCAGGGGCTGCAGATGCGGATGGACTACTCAGACAAACGAAAAACGGAACTGCAGAGACTGTAATGACTGTGGATGCACAGCCTACAGCAAACAGTCAGAACCCGGTGAAATCAGGTGCTGTGTACTCGGAGCTAACTAATGAAGCAAACATACGATCTAAATTAAACACGGCTAATCTTCTAAATAATGTGGCAACAAGCGGAACTGTACAATCTATAAATTTTACAGTTAACAGAGATAAAACCGTAACACTAAACGGCACTTCTGGCGGTTGGAACGGTTTCCTATTAAACACGTTTAAGCTAAAAGCGGGAAATTATACACTAAAATCCGGCATCATAGATTCCACTTTAAATCATAATTGCTATGTCGAAATTAAAAACGGTAATCAAACAATTATAAATACAGAAAGCGCCGCACAACGCAATTTCACATTAGATGAAGAAACAGAAATAACAGTAAAAATTCATGCAAGACCCGGTATAGCGCTTAATAACGTGATTGTATATCCAGAGATAAAATATCTAGGTGATTTATCCGACTATACACAATATGCACCAACAAATACAGAGTTATTGGGTTCTTTAAACTCCATCCTTCCACTTGATACCGTACCAACAAGTGGTAATACAAAAGGCATTACAAGTGGTGCAGTTTATAACGAATTGCCAATCTATGTTAACAATAAAATAAACACAGATGTTGCTTGTTCTGGTAACACATTTAACCAGCTTGGAACGATAACGATCAGCAAAGGACTATGGTTAATTATTGCATACCATGAATGGAGAACATCGTCAACACAAGAATATAGTGAATCATTAGCCGACATTACACATAGCGCGGAAATAACAGGGATAAGAAATCTGTCAATGGTGTCCGGCGGTGGTATGCCGTGTTGTGCCTTTTACAACGTATCAGAAAATACGACAATACGTTACGGGTCATATATTTATGGAGCGACAGCAAACAACGCCAAAAACGTTGAAATATCGGCTGTTAGAATTAAGACATAAAGGAGAAATTGAAAAATGAAATATGCAGTTATTAAAGTTGTAAACGGTTCTTATTCTATCCACGCAGAAGGTATCACAGATGTTGGAAACGCAAAAGTGCAGTTCCACGGAGTGTGCCAAACTTTGTGGAATGCGGAAGACGTTGTAACCGCTTCGGTTATGATTGTAAATGAAAACTTTGATTGCGTTGAAGGATATAGAGAAAATATTCGTAAAGAAGCAGCAACCGATTGAAGTTTAAAGTAATCTTTAATCACCAATCAACAATTAAATAATTTATTAATTAACGCAGCTCGACCCGTGGGGAAGAGCTGCTCTTCTTATACTCAGTGTTGTTGTCTACTTT